TGATTCGATATTACTTAATAAACCCCCTCCCCGTCAATTTGCTTTGCAGCTAATTGTGTGCCGCGCCTGCTGCATAGCAAATCAGTTTTATTTAAGTTTCTAAAATATTATTTAGGAATTGATGAGGATAGACGATTGATTATTTGTGTGCGACTGCAACAATTCGAGAGTAGTCAAAGAGGTCAAAGTCGGTCACCACAGCCCCGTAGAGCCTGTACACGCCCCTCTGTTCAAGCGCAGTCTTGGCGCTGTGGCATGGGGCGCAGAGTGACTGAAAGACGTTGTGTGTGAACGCCTGCTCGCTTAAGTGTTGCCAAGCAAAGAGATGGTCTACATGGTGCGCTGCAGTAACAATGTTATCTGACAAGCAGGCAGCACACAGTGGGTGTGCGCTGAGTTGTATCTGCCTGAGCGTCTGCCATTGCGTACTGTGATAACGCTTAAGCGCATCGAGGCGCTTGTCTGTTGAGTTGTACCGCTTATGGTCAAACGCTGCCCGACCACCATGCTCTGTGCAATTGCTTGAGTGCTTGGCCTTGGGGTTCTTGCAGCCAAGCACCGAGCATCGAGGATTACTCGGTACTGTTGGCACTACTCAAGAAACCGCAACTTATAAATCGTGCGATCCAGTAGCGCCGCCATCTCGTCTAAGATGTTGAGTAATTCGCTATCTTGAGGCAGGCTAGGCCGTGCCTGCTTGAGGTAGTCAGACAAACCCACCATGTACTCCAGTGCAGCGGCTGGGGCTTCGTAGGTAGCAGGATAGTTAGTAATCAGCCCGTATTTGCCTTGATAGGTTTCAACGTAATCGTCAATGATCCCATCAATACCCTCGTAATAATGCTGCAGTGCTTTGTGTTCAGCATACGATCGGGTCTGCAAATGCAGCAAGTGAGCATTGGTCTGGCTGTGCATGATCGCCAGAACGAACGCCGCAACGGTTGGGTAGGTGGTTGCTTCGGGTTTGTAGTATTTGTTCATGTTGTTAAATCCGAGAAAGTTGACCGTCTATTCCGATCTGCCAACCAAGGGAGCCTGAACGCTTTCGATGTGGTTATTTTACGGGTAAAACTTTTGTTTCTCAATGCTAAGTGATGTTTAATAATATATTTCATGTGGTATTGTGGTATTCACTTGTTTCATGTGGTTTTTTAAATTCAAAATACTAGACTACATGGGGCTTTAAAACCCATGTAGTATTACCTCTTTTCCTTTAGGAATACTACATAAATGAATACCACATGAAAGTAAAGCAATGCTTAGATTATTTTGGTTAAAAAAAGCTCATGTGGTATTGGCTTTTACATAGATTGTTCGGTGTGAACTGGCTTTTTTTATGATAATTTCAGGGTATGGAAGTTCAATTTGCTGAATCATTTTTTCTTGCACCATGTTTTTTATAAAAGCAATTTTGTCACCTTTACTCATTTTAAGCATCTCGCATAATTGATTTGAGGTGCGGTAATCGCTTGGTTCTAATGACTCCAATTCAGCAATAATCATGTCCTGACTTTGCTTTTTTAATAACGCTTTAGCCGACTCGTCAGCATTCTTTTTTTGCTGCGCCTGCTTGTCTTTTAACGCTTTCTTGCCGCCTGCCTCAATCAACATGGGTTGACCGTGAACCAAAACCTCCTCAACTTTATTTCCCAGCATATCAAAGGCATCGACCACATTGACGATGGTTTCAAACTTGATTCCATCGACCCGCGCCACAAAACGATGTTTGGCCTCTTTGATTTCTAGCCACCGCGAGCCATCCTCCTCTTTAATCAGGTAACAAACTTGGTTTGCGTCTGCCTCCCATGCACCAGCCCCGCGAGCGCTAAAGTCTGCCACCTCTGCTCTTTTAAGCGCCTTGGCGATGTGACCGATCACGCACATACTCAGCCCTAGAAAATGTTGCTTGAGCGCTGCTAGAGCCTGTCCGACCGCGCTGTTGTCGCTCTCATTCTCAATGTTAATGGTGGCGTTTGAGGTGTCAAAGACGGGGTACGGTCTAGCCATCACAACTTCGCCTGTCACTGGGCTGGTGTTCGGGGTCAGCATTTCTAAGTAAACCGAGGCCACCTTGATAATTTCAGCAACTGGTAAGCGCTTGGCATCAACGATCTTAAAATATTCGTGCATCTCCTCGTCTGAGCAATCGCCCAGATCGCCCGAGATCCGCATCGAACGCAGGATGTTAATAGCCTGCTGCGAATCTTCGGTGATGTAAATGACCTTGCGCCTAAGTAATGGCTTTAACGGATCGTCATGCCTGCAGAGATGCGCTACCCGAGTAAACAAGGTCATACCGTTGGTGGTCTTGCCGCCCCCAGCCGCGCCTGCAAATAGCAAAAGCCCCATCCCAATGATGCCATCAAGAATGTACTCTTGAGGTTTCGGGTGTTTTAGGTCGTACTTGACAAACTGTGCGAGTGGGTGAACGTACTGTTTTGTTTTTTTAAGTAGGTTTTCTGCTGCCTCTGTGCCAAGCGCCGTATCTCGCGCCACATCGAACTCAGGCTCATAGCGCGATACTGAGCGACTGATCTGTCTGATCTCTGAGGCAGGCAACGGGGTCGAGCATCGGTTCTCGTTGGTTGCGGTCAATGCTGCCAATATCTCAGGCTCTGTCATGCCTAGTCGCCTCAACGATCCCGCAATCGCAGTCAGCCCCGCATTACGGTTGCCCTCAATCAGGCTGCTTTGAGCCGTTGCAATAACCTTGCGAACCGAGAGCGCAGCTAGCCAAGGGTCAGGTATCTGAAAGGGTGCAACGCCCTCAAAAGGGTCACTTGATGCCTCCCAGTCGTATTGCCGCCCGTCTATTGTTGACGGACTGGCGAGAAAGTACCGACCGTTTGAAAGCAGATCAATTCCATCCCGCAATTTGCAACTTTTAATACTGTCGCGGTATACGCCGATGTAGTGCTGCCCACCGCCTGCAGTCAACTGGTAAGCCCCATCAGGCGCTGCGCCGTATTCAGCAAGCCACACCTCCCAAGACAAATCCCCGCCGTTTCTCGGGTCAATATCAAACACGGCAATATTGCTGATCTGCCCCGCTGCGATCCCGATGTTGTAGTCTGGGTTTTGCGACCACCACGCCTTGATCTGCTCGGGGTCAATCGTTGCATCGTGTACACCGTGGGCTGTTGCGGGTATCTTCTCGTTGACCATGACGGGCAAAACGTGCCAGCCCCAAGACGCATAGGTCAGCGCCGCCTCCAATTTTGTTGTTGTCATGGTGTGGCTCATGTTTTGGCTGAAAAAATTTCGTGCAATGCTAGATACAGCGCGTGAGTTTGATCTTGTGAAACTTGCACTGTTTCAGAGTTAGAGCCATCGGCATTTGTAACCATTTCATTTATCATCAATTCGGGTTTATTGCCTGAAATAATGATTGAAACCATATGAGTTGAAAGATCATCATTTAAGGTTTCAAAATTCATCCTTTTCATTTTCATTTCATCCCCTTATAAGTCAAATAATCGGACAACTTCTTCGCAGTGTCGTAGGTCATGCTTTTGGTTTCGCCTCGCGCAATGCGCCAGACCGTCTGGTAGCTTAAACCTACCTCTTGGGATACGACCGTTGCCTTGCGGTCATGGAGTGCTTTTACGATATCGTCAATCGCCATCATGTTTATACCCTTTGTAACAGTTTTTACAGAACAGTTGACACAATACAATAAAAAGGATTATTCTTCAATCACTCGCTAACCGGAATCCTCCAAACAGCGATAAAACAGGAGAGCCAAATTGGCTATCAATCTGAAATCTACTGCAGGACTCGCCAGCAATGGCGTGAAATTGCTTGTCTACGGGCAAGCAGGCGCAGGCAAAACTAGTCTGATCCCAACGCTGCCCCATCCAGTTGTACTGAGCGCCGAGGGTGGCCTGTTAAGCATCGCAGGCGCTGATGTGCCATATATCACAATCAGCACAATGGCTGATCTTTGGGAGGCTTACGAATGGCTGACCGAGGGCGGTGGCGCTGAGTACAAGTCGGTGGCGCTTGATAGCATTAGCGAGATTGCTGAGGTTTGCTTGAACGCTGAGAAGAAAAACAATAAAGACCCTCGCGCCGCCTACGGTGCAATGCAAGAGCAAATGGCTGACATTATTAGGGCGTTTCGGGATTTGCCAAACCGTCATGTGCTGATGACCGCCAAATTAGAAAAGACCACGGATGAAATGGGTCGGGTGCTTTATAGCCCATCGATGCCGGGGAATAAGACGGGTCAGAGCCTGCCGTATTTTTTCGACGAAGTGTTGGCGCTGCGTGTCGAAAAGGATGCTGATGGGCAAATTCAACGGGCGCTGATGTGCGACTCTGACGGGCTTTGGTTGGCTAAAGATCGCTCTGGCGTGCTTGATGTTTGGGAGGGTGCAGACCTTGGTAAGTTAATTGCAAAGATTGGAGGTGAGAAATGACACCACACAAACACGCCGAGGCCATCCGCGCATGGGCTGACGGGGCAATAATTGAAGTTAACTGTGGTGCAAAAGACATCTGGTCAATTGTCGATCATCCGTCTTGGGCATTAAACAACAACTATCGCGTGGCTTTTCCACCCAAGCCCGACCAAACGCTTTATTTCAATATTGGTCAATTCGGTGCGGTCAAGATTGATTACTGGCAGCGCGAACTGTGCGCCCCTAACATTGCCGCCACGTTTGACGGTGAAACCCATAAATTGAAATCTGTGGAGGTATTGAAATGAGCCTATACGCACAATGGCTAGAGGCAAAAGAACGCGAACGCATTGCAGTTGCCGATCGCCGAGGTTTTGAGGATTTAATGGTGAAAGAGTTTGCCATCCCTGACAACTTCGACGGCACTCGCAACATTGAATTCGACAACATCGAGATCAAGATCGAGGGTCGCATTACCAAGAAAGTCGATTCTGACAAACTGCAAGACCTCGCCGCCGAGCATGGCCTGACCAACCATCTGCAAACCCTTTTTCGGTGGAAGCCCGAGATTGCTGCAGCGGCTTGGAATAAAGCCGACCCAAGCATTACCACTCCCTTGCTCGATGCGATTACAAGCACTAGCGGCAGACCTACCTTCAAAATTACCGTAAAGGAATAAATCATGGCTAAGTTACCAGAAAGTTTTAGCGCCGACACGCTCCCCAAGTCAGAACGCTCATACGAGCCGATCCCCGCAGGCTGGTACACCGTGGGCATCACTGCCGCCGAGTTGAAATCCACCAAGGCGCAGACAGGGCAGTACATCGCCGTGCGCTACGACATCATTGCGCCCACGCACCAAGGTCGCGTGGTGTTTGGCAACCTCAACATCTTCAACCCAAACGCCGAGGCAGAGAAAATCGGCAGGCAACAACTGGGTGAGTTGATGGCAGCGGCAGGGATCGCGACCCTTGATGATACCGACCTGCTGATCGGCAAGCAATTGCAGATAAAGCTCAAGATTCGCAAGAGCGACCAGTACGGGGACTCTAACGATGTGGATGGGTACAAGAGCTTGGGCGGTGCGATGCCGAGTATGAGCAATGCACCGAGCGCCGAAGCACCCGCCAAGGCCGCGCCACCTTGGGCAAAGAAGAAGTAAACCGTCAACCTAAACCCTTACCCTGCGGGGTAAGGATGGAGATAGCATGGCAAAGTTACCAGAATTAAACAAGACAATAGCCGCCATCGACAAGCACCTTGAGGCGCACGCAGGCAAGCCCCGCCCCCACATGGGCGCATCATTACTTGGCACAAAGTGCGATCGATGGCTGTGGCTATCATTTCGCCTAGCGGTCATTGAGCAATTTAAAGGTCGCACGTTAAGAATGTTTCGCCGAGGCCAAGACGAGGAGAATACGGTGGTGTCCGACCTGAGAGCCGTGGGCTTTGATGTAACTCGCCGCCAAGAAAGGGTTGATTTTGGCGCACACGTTAGCGGCTCGATTGATGGCGTGGTGACAGGCGTGCCGGAGTCACCAGTTAAGCCGCACGTTTTGGAGATCAAAACGCATAACGCCAAATCCTTTGATGACCTTGAAAAGAACGGAGTTGAGAAATCTAAGCCGCAGCACTTTGTCCAGATGCAGATTTACATGAAAGGGCTGGGCATCGACCGAGCGTTTTACTACGCTGTTTGCAAGAACGATGACCGCATCTACACCGAGCGAGTGCGCTTTGATCCCGCCGTTGCTGATAAGCACATCGCTCGCGGCAAACGTCTGGCGCTCGATGACCGTATGCCGCCCCCAATCAGCACTGACCCGTCTTGGTACGAATGTAAGATGTGTGCAGGGCATGACTTTTGCCATAAGAGCAAAGTTACCAAGGAGGTGAACTGCCGAACTTGCGCCCATGCGACCGCCAAGGATGACGGGACATGGCTTTGCGAGGAGTATGACCACACTTTGACATTCAACGAGCAATTGACTGGCTGCGCGGCTCATGTGCTGCATCCCGATCTTGTGCCGTGGAAATATACGCCTGCCGAGCATGGCGTGGTCTGGCACACGCCGCATGGCGATGTTAAAAACAGCATGACTGCGTTTCACTCGACTGAGATTGTGGCAAACGTGCAGGCTTGCGCGAGTGGCGATCCGTTTATTGATGAACTGCGGTCAACAATGGGCGCGAGGGTGGTGGGCGATGCTTAGACCCTACCAACAGACCGCCATCGACCAACTGTACGGTTGGTTTGAGTCCAACAGCGGCAACCCCTGCCTAGTCTTACCTACTGGCAGTGGCAAGTCACACATCATCGCTGCCTTGTGCAAAGATGCCTTGCAGCAATGGCCTGAA